GAAGAGATCATCTAAAGCCATGCCGTACTTCACGGATGCAACAGATGATGTACTGTCGGTAGCTGTAACGCCCAGCTTTGATGGCGGACAAGTATCAGGGATAAGCCCAAACCTGATTGCTGACAATGCAGCCTCTGAGTTGCTTAACATGACCATCTCGCCCAATGGTAATCTTCAGACTCGCCAAGGGATTGAGACAGTTTCAACAAGTTTTTCTACTGCAAATACAATTCAGGGCATGTTCTATTTTGATACGCCAAATTTTGAGACAATTGTTGTTGGGACAAATGGATCTCTTTATAAATACAACACTGGATCAACCACATTCTCAACAACTGGTGGAACAGTAGTAAATTCATCAGCTCAAATAGAATTTGCTCAGTTAACCAATAAATTGTTTGTCACAGACGGAACAAGCAATCTTCAGTTCACAGATGGAACAACTTTTTCTAGGCAAGGAACAAGCATTCTTTCAATTACTGTTACAAGTGGTGGCACTGGCTATAATACTGGGACTCCAACTGTTACAATTGCTGCCCCCAGTCTTGCGTATGGGACAACAGCTACTGCAACTGCCGTAATGGATGGACATAGTGTTGGAACAGTGAATGTAACTTATGCTGGATCTGGATATACGTCAGCACCAGCAATAACATTTACTGGTGGGGGTGGATCTGGTGCAGCAGCAACAGCCAGTGTTTCAGCTCTTGCTCCTTCTGGCCTTCGCCTAATCAAGTCATTCACAAACAGGCTATTTGCTGTTGGCACTGGTGAATATCGAAATACTCTTTACGCCTCGGACATTCTTGATCCAGAGATATGGAAGACCACCAACTCAATCATAGTTGGCGGTGATGACGGAGAAGACATTGTTGCCATTCAACCCTTTTACGGATTCCAGATTATTGTCTTTAAAAGAAATAAGATTTACCTTGTTGACGTAACTCCAGTTACGACCACGACTACTGGAACTAGCGTCTTGTCACTTGTAAATAGCGCAGCAGAATGGACTGTTCAGACCATCTCAAACAAGATTGGATGTATTGCTGGAAGATCCATTTCCTTGGTGAATAAGGACGTTTTCTTTCTGGCCAATGACGGAATACGATCAGTTTCAAGGTCAATGGCGGATGATTTCTCAACAGTTGGCCTTACGATAAGCGAGCCAGTTAAGGATATTATTGCAAGAATAAACAGAAGCTTCATTGAAACTTGCAATGCAGCATTCCATAATAATCGCTATCTATTGGCTGTCCCGCTAGACACGGCAACAAAGCCAAGTCACATATTGGTGTACAACTCAATCTTCAATTCCTTTGAAGGATTATGGGAGATTCCAGCGGCTAGGCTGGTTGAAACTAGCTTTAGTTCTGGATTTACAACAAACACCATCAAGCTCTGTGTTGGAACTACGACATCTAAAATAGGTCATCTTACCGATTACAAAGACTCCTAATCAGTGGACTTAACAACTGGATTCCAAGATTTTGGAACTGGGTATACAAGCAGAATGACAACAAAGGCGTATGAATTTGAGGATCGTTTTGCATTGAAATACGGATCGCACTATGAGATTGAATTCTTTAATTCTGGTTCTACGAATGCAACAATAAGCATTCGGCGTGATACGGATGGTAACGATGTTGTGGTTGGCGCAAGTGTTGACACATCATCGCCTGATGGAATTACACTGCCATTTGTATTGCCACAGACCTTCAGTGCCAAGGTTGTTAAGCGTAGGGCGGATAGCCTTCGCTCATACGAAAAGTGGCGTAACCTTAAAATGAAGATTGAGGTTCCATCGAAAAAGCTTTCAATTCGCGGTATCATTATGGCCGCTAACCCAGATACAATTCAGATCCAGCAAAACATATGACATCCGTAGAGTTTCTTGAGGAAAGTGGAGTACCTGAGGCAATGTGGCCTAACTTTAGGGATTGGGTGTCATGGTTTGATAGACAATGCCTTATGGGTACAATAAGGGATAAGAACGGAGCAATTCTTGGCGTTGCCCTGGCGAGATGCATCAAAACTGGCATGGGTAATGGTCATTACATACACGACGAGGAAGGTGACAACATATTTGTTGACTTGTGTGCCACTAGTGGTATTAGAAGTGCTGAGTCGGTAGCGCCACTCAAGGGCTTGCTATTGATCCTATTGGATCGATTTGGACCGCGCAAGCGCATAACCTTCAATCGCTCAGGAAAACCAAAGGAGTACGATTACAATACATTTATGAGAAAGGCATTAACTTAATATGGGTTCCCCTCCATCAATTCCGTCTGCACCTCCACCGCCAGATCCGTCTGCTGTGGCGCAAGCTAATGCTGAAATGTATCGTAAAAATATTGACACCTATATCGAGAAGTCACCAGCAATGGCTGAACTTGAGAACAAGCTTCGCGTACAGTATATGCCCCAGCAGAGGGAGTTGGAGAGGCAGTTGTCATCGCTTGACCAGGCTTCTTCAGTTAAATCCAACCTTGAACTAGAACGTCAATATGGCCCCCAGCGTACCCTAGAAGCGCTTCGTAGGCAGTATGAATACTCCCCAGAAGCATTCGCCCTAAACAAGGGTCTTGGCCAGCAAATGACAAACCAGTTTTCTCGTCTTTACGGACAGAATGCGAGTGCATCAGTTCAGCCAGAAGTTGCGTTTGGACCTAGAACCGCTCCTGTTGATTACTTCTCAACCATTGGAACCAATATTTCTAACCCCAACTTAAGCGCTTAATATGGCTACAGCTTTAACAACCACACCACCAATCGATCCAAAAAACCCATTTAAAGATCCAGAAGCTCCGTCAAAAACAAGCGCGCTTTCTGAAGAACAATTTTTTAATCAAGTATTCAAACCAAGCGTTGGTGGTGACAATGGTGTTATTGCCAAGTTTTATGGCAGTAGTGGAGCAAGGCAGGGTGGTAGCAATCCAAATATAGACGGATATGCACGCGCGCCCAGCTTTAGTGAATTTATTTCAAATACTGGAACATATTCTCACCGCCATGACGGAAAAGTTTATGCGATGCCATCAATTGTTGATAACAAAAAAGAATTTAATACAGCATATCAAAAGTATGTTTCAGAACTTAATGCAAGCAATGATCAGGCCAAGAAAACGTACGAAAATGAATTGGGCTACAATAGTGATGCCAGAAAAATTTTAAGTTTTGCTGAATCATCCAAAATGGGATCGACCGCTACGCAATCTGCGCTAGCCAACCTCTCTGCAGCAAGAAACTATGGAGCATCTAACCTTGGAACGAAGCTTAACTTTCAAGTTTCCGACGATCAGATTTTAAATGACTATAATGAATCAAAGTTAAATTCTCTTAAGTCCGTTCTTGATCGAGGGAACACGCAAATTGTTGGAATCAATGAAAAGATTGCTTCAACCAATGATTTACTCTCAAAGTTAAAGACTGGTGACGCAAGGCGCGCTCCGCTTGAGGCATCGCTAAAAACGCTTAATGAAGATTCTAAAAGCGTCAACGAGGCAATCACATCTGCGCAAACTCAGGTTACAGCCTTCAAGCCGACTACATCTGCCGATCTTGCTGGTCAGAAAGAAATAACTTCTTTTAGAGAATACCTTAAACTACCAGAGGAACGAGCAAGCGACCAGCTCAAGCAGATTGATCCTAAGTCTTACGAGACTGCCGTTGCCTTGGGCGAGAAATATAGGGGTCTGGCAACTGAGCCACTTCCACAAACAAAATCAGAGCAAACCGAAGCTCTGCGAAGCCAAGTTGAGCAAGAGGCATTAAATCAATTAAAGCTAGGATCTCAGCTCGGCGCGGAAGAACAGCGCCAATATCAACAGGCATCTCGCGCTGCTCAGACTGCTCGCGGTAATATCTTTGGAATTGCCCCTGCGGTTCAAGAGGCAGTAGAAACTGGCGCTGCAGGTGAGGCTCGCAAGCTTGCTCGTTATGGAGCGGCTTCGCAGTTCTTGTCTTCTGGTCAGACAACTGGCGATTCGCTTCAGCGTGATATTGCGCTCCGCGATGCCTTGCTACAAACACGACTTGGTTCTGCTTCTGGATTCCTTGCAAGCGGTCCTTCCCTTTATAATTTGGGTAACCAGCGCACAGCACAGCAACAGAATGCAATCCAGCAATACATTCAAGCCAATCAATCTCTTCCTGGGAACTTTGGCCAAGGAGCAAGCACAGCATCAAACTTCTATCAAACAACTGATCCGAATGCTCCGCTTGCTCTGCAACAGGCTGCAGTGTCCTTGTATAATGGTCTATTGGGATATCAGGCGAGTACATATGGCAACATGCTCCAAGCTCAAAGCCAGCAACCAACTGGAGCTTCGCAATTCGCCCAGATAGCTGGTGGAATTGGTAATATTGCTTCCCCAATAGCAGGCGGATTTAAATCGTATACGCTAGGTGGAGCGAAATAATATGGCCGATCTAGTACAGTTCGGACCATTTACTGTCTATAAAAGCCCAGCCTACGAAGAGGCAGTGAAGCAGCAGGGGCTTGATGCTGCTACTGAGCGAGAGACTAAGAAGATGCAGCAGGATTACCTGCGCGCACAAATGGAGAAATTAAGTCTTGAGCAGGAGTACATAAAGAGTCCTGAGGGACAGGCTGCGCTTCAGGCTGAGAGAGAGAAGGGCATTCTTGGGGTTGAGAAGCTAAAGGGCGAAATTACATCGGAGCAAGAGAAGCAAAGAAGGGCAGCACCTGAATACGCTCCGATGGAGGCAGCTCGCTTAAACATTGTAAGGAGTACGCTCGAAGAGGATCTTGCGAGCCAGAATGAGCTAATGGCATCCGCTGGCGAGAGAGTTAAAAGCCTGCAATCGGCATCAGCTCCGTTGCCAGCAGGTGTTCCTGGTCCTGTCATGCAGAAGGATATGGCATCGCAAATGATGCGCCCTGCGCTTGAACTTGAGGCCGACATGAGGAAGAGGGCTATTGGTACTGAAGCGGCTCAGGCTGCGACCAACAGGCAACTTGGCGAACTCGTTGGAACGCTTCCAGTGCCAGAGGGTCTTGGTGGTGGGACAATGCCTGCCACAGCGAATGTTGGATCAATTTACAGGCAGAGACTTGAACAACTTGTTCCCATGAAAGCTGGTGCAATAAACTATATTAACTCACTTCCAGAGGGTTCTCCTGAGCGCATGGCAGCAGAGCAAACAGTTGGCAA